TGATCGAGAAAATCCGCAAGGCCCGCCAGGTCGTCATCGAGGCCGGCGGGCACAAGTTCACTGCCCGACGCCCCACCGACATGGAGGCGGTGGGGCTGTCGTTTGAGTCCGAGCGTGAAGCCATTCAGGGATTGTCTCAATTTATCGATGGTTGGGATCTCACGGAAATTGACCTCATCCCTGGCGGCACTGACAAGCCGGTCGACTTCAGCATTGAACTGTGTGCCGAGTGGATACAGGACCAGCCTCACCTATGGGGTCCGTTGATTAAGGGCATTATGAATGCCTACACCGCGCACCGTGAGCGCCAGGAGGCCCAGGGAAACTCCTGAAGGGTTGGCTGGAGTCAACCCAGGAGCTTCACCCAAGTATCAAGTCAAAACCAAAAACACCGTCTGCAGAGCACAAAGTCGTGATGGATGCGTGGAATATGATGGAGGGCATCGATTGGCAAGCTATACCTATCGTGACCGAGCTGTTTGGCATTAAAGACGTGGAGTCCTTTATCACCCAACTATTGACGATTCGGAAATACCAAAATGACAGACGGGATTGATATCAAGGTCACCGGCCTGAAAGAACTGAACAAATCCCTCTATCGCTACAGCCAGCAACTTGGCGACAAGGTGGTAATCGACAGCCTCAAGGCCGGGGCTAAGCTGGTACAGAAGGGCGCAAAGAATCGGGCGCCCAGGCGGACCGGGTTGCTGCGCCGGTCCATCGTGGTCAGAAAATCCAAGCGATACAGCAAGCGACGCACGCCCGGCAAGTTGGGTGTGTATCTGACCATCAATAAGAAAAAAGCGTTCTATGGTCGTTTTCAGGAATCAGGCTGGAAATCGCGCGGCGGTAAGCGCGTCAAGGGGCGCGAGTTCATCAATCGGGCCTTTCAGGCTCGGCGTGTTCAGGCGGTTAATCTCATCATTAACACACTCAGGCGTGGCGAGGCTATCGTCCGCAGAAAAACGAGGCTCAGATAATGGCACAGGGTGTTTACTTCCACAAAGCGAATAAAAAATATATTGCTCAAATAAATGCGGATGGAAAAAGGCACTATCTTGGTTCATTTGATACCGAAAATCAGGCCATTCATAGGCGCACAGAGGCTGAAAGAGAGTTTTCTATTGAATGGGCGGAACCTAATACAGCAGGGATAAATCAAGCTAGATTGCATTATTTATTCGACTACGATCAGCAATCGGGTCATTTGATCTGGCGAGTGAAGCCGGGACGGAAAATCTTAATTGGCGATAATGCAGGGCATAAAACTTATCAGGGATACATTGCAATACGAGTTGATGGAAAGCTTTATTTGGCGCACAGGCTTGTTTGGTTGTTTATGTATGGGAAATGGCCGCTTAATGAAATAGATCATGCTGATGGAAATGGGAAAAACAATCGATTAGAGAACTTGAGAGAAGCAACGTCGTCAGAAAATAAAGAGAACAATGTCGTCAGAAAAGATAATCGTCTCGGGATAACTGGTGTTTATTATTGCAATATGAATAAGAAATATGTTGCACATATCACAAAAAACCAAAAAACAATTAGCTTGGGCAGTTTTAACTCAATCAATGCAGCAAAGGCATCAAGGGCTGCGGCGAAAACAAAAATACATTTGTTTAACCCAACCCAAAGGGTAAGCTGATGGCGAACAAAATTGAAATTGATTTCAATGCCAACGTGGCCCGTTTTGTCTCCGGTATAGACAAGGCTACGAACAGCCTTGAGAAATTCCAGCGTAACGCAAAGCGCCGAAGCAATGAACTGAAGAAAGTATTTCGCGGATTGGGCTCCTCCATCGGCATTGGTTTCAGCGGATTTGCAATCGGCTCCCTTGCGTCTGATCTAGTCGATGTAAACAGGCGATTTGAAGTCCTGAAGAAATCACTCATTGCCGTCACAGGCTCTGCAGAGAAAGCGGATAACGCATTCGACAAGATCTCTGTTTTTGCAAAAGAGACACCCTACCAGCTGAGCGAGGTTGTAAATGCCTTCAGAAAAATGACCGCGTTGGGTCTGCAGCCGAGCATGAAGGATCTGGAGTCCTTCGGTAATACCGCCTCTGCCATGGGCAAATCCCTGGACCAGTTCATTGAGGCGATAGCGGATGCCTCTACCAGTGAGTTCGAACGGCTAAAAGAGTTCGGCATCAAAGCAAAAAGCCAGGGCGATAAGGTGAGTTTTACGTTTCAGAACGTAACGAAAACCATCAACAAGTCTTCAAAAGAGATCGTTAGTTACCTCAAAGACATAGGTAATGTGCAGTTTGCTGGCGCTATGACCGAGCAAATGGACACAATTGAAGGATCCTTCTCCAATTTAAAAGATTCGCTTGACCAGCTGGCGCTGACCATCGGCGAATCCGGATTGAATGAGGCTGTTGCCGACTTAACAAACGATTTCACTGATCTGGTGCGTGAGGCAACCGCATTCATCAAAACCTTTCAGGGTGCGCAAAGCTACAAAACAATTGAAGATGTCGAGACAAGAATAAAAGCAGTCAAGCAGTCAATTATGGATGCTGGACAAGCGTTGACAAGTTTCAGCCTTGATAATTTGTCACCGTCAACACGACTGGGAAACATTATCTCGCTGGTTTTGGATAAAAGAGAGCTTGAGCAGCTTGAGGCGAGACTTGAAGAGCTGAGAAATAAGCCGTTAGTGATAGACGTAACGTATGACGCAACGGGTGGTGCTGGCGTTAAGACGCTAAAGAAAGCCATCGATGACATGATGGGCCCTGCGAAAGAATGGAACTTACTGCAGAAAGAAGGGATTAAACTGATGAGGGCCGTAAAGACGCCCACAGAAGAGTTTGCCGACGCAGTACAGCGCGTGGGTCTGTTGTTCGAGCGGGGCTTTATCACAGAAGAGACAGCGCACAGAGCCATTCAGAAATACGCTGATGAACTCTCCAGCGCAACATCAGAGACAGACCAGCTGGCAGACGCCTGGAAAGACGCCGCTGAGTCAATGGCCAGCGGATTCGCGGATGCCATCGTAGAAGGTAAAAAGTTCAGCGATGTGCTGCGTTCACTGGCGCAGGATATGTTACGCCTATTTGTGCACAAAACGATTACAGCGTCTCTGGTAGATGCGTTCACCGGGGCAATCAGCGGCAAGGCAATGGGAGGTCCTGTCTCTTCCGGTACGCCCTATCTGGTCGGCGAGAAAGGACCGGAACTGTTTGTTCCCGGTGCGTCAGGAAACATTGTACCCAATGGGGCAATGGGTGGCGTCAATCAATATATCACGGTCAATGCCAATGGTGCGGATCTCGGTACTGTAGAACGCTTGAAACAGGTGGCTGCTCAAATGGGCCGTAATCTTGTTTATGATGAATTGAGCCGCAATGGCCCGATGCGCGGGGTGTTGTAATGCCAACGCTGTCATTTCCAGACTTGGTACCTAATGCGCTTGAATGGCAACTGGTCAGCAATACACAGAACTTTGAATCGCCACTCAACCGCACGGTGCAGACTCTTGAGCTTGCAGGCGCGCGTTGGGCTGCAGCGCTCATGTTCAATAACCTGACAGAATCACAGGCCCGTGTGATGATCGCCTTCCTAGCACGCTTACGGGGCGCGTCCGGGCGTTTTTATCTCCATGACCACTCGTTGGTCGACCCTCGGGGTATCGGCACAGGTACGCCGCTGGTAAAGGGCGTCTCACAGACTGGATACACTCTAAATACAGACGGATGGACGGTTTCTCAAACCGGTATCCTGCTGGCCGGCGATATGTTTTCAGTCAACGATGAGATGAAGATGGTCACCGTTGACGCAGATAGTGATGGCGCCGGCGATTCCACATTGACTTTTGAACCACCCCTCCGCTCGTCACCCGACGATAATGCCGTTATCACGGTATCCAATCCCACCGCGATTATGCGTTTGATAGATGATTCACAGATGTCCTATAAGGTCGGCCCTGCCAAGTTCTATAACATCAGCATCAACTGCATCGAGTCATTTACATGAGCCGAGATCTAACCAGCGGCGCCAATACAGCGGCGCAAGCCGAGGTTGTGCGCCCGGTTTTGATGTGCAAGCTGGAATTCGATGGTGGCGACGTGCTGGCAAACTCATCTCCCTACACCATCACCTATGATTCCGACGATTATTTGGGCGTTGGAAATATGGGTAATGTCAGCAACGTGCAAGAATCACCAAGCCTTTCAGCTCAGGGGATTACGCTAACGCTCAGCGGCATTCCATCGGATTACATATCCATTAGTCTGAGTGAGGATTATCAAGGACGAACGGGAACCATCTTCCTGGCGTTTCTGGATGAAGATCATGCGCTGATCGATGATCCGTTGCCTATGTTCATCGGCCGCATGGACACGATGAGCATCGAAATAGGAGATTCAGCCAGCATACTGTTGGCTGTGGAAAACCGGCTGGCCGATTGGCATCGCCCACGCATTCGACGATTTACACATGAAGATCAGCAGCAGGAATATCCGGGCGATACGGGGCTGGAATATGTTGCCAAGATCGAGGATCTTGAAATCGTTTGGGGTAAAGTATGAGGTTCGACGATTGGCCCTCCCTCATGAATCAAGCCATCGACGCAGCGCGTGATATGCCGTTTCAATGGGGTCACCATGATTGCGCGTTATTTGCAGCTGATGTTGTCAAGGCCATCACTGGTTGTGATTATGCTCAGTCCTGGCGTGGCCGGTATACCGATCCTTTCTCGTTATTACGCCTTCTGAAACAGCATCAGTTCAATGAACTTACCGATTTGGTTGATACCTATCTCCCGCGTATTGATTGCGCACAGGCAGGGCGC